CGCATACCGCCGATCTTGAGTCGCCCGTACTGGCGCTTGGCGGCCTCGACCTTGGGGTCCGGCTTGTTCTTGTTGGGCTCGTCGGGCTGAGTGACGGGATTCGGCGAGAACAACGGCAAAGCCGGAGTTCCCTCGTACATCTTCTCGAACTGCCCGAACTGCTCCGGAGTCATGCCGGCGACGAAATCCTCCATGCCGGTCTGCTGAGAGGCGAGGATCTTGTTGCCACTGACGAGACTCGAGACGAAGTTCTTGCGATTCGCAGTCACCGTCTCGCGCTGGAAAGCCTCGAGGTCTGCGACCTGAGTCGTCAGGGATGCGTTGGAGGCGAGCGTCTCGTTGATGAACGACTGCACAGCAGCAAAGTCGCTGCTGGTGCGATCTCCACCGAGATTGAACACGAACGGCGACGCCGGAACTGCCGGTACCGCCGGACGGCTCGGAGTTCCCTGCGGATTCTCTTCGACCACTTCTTCCTCCATGATTTCACAGACGGACCCTCTGAACTTGTCAGATCGAGTCTCAATCTTGCTGAAGTTTAGACCCTCCACTGCGGGAATGTCCACGTACGCAAACCCAGTCAACACTGGGTAGTATTCGGCCTCCGAGTTGGTCCGGAAGCGCCCGATCTCGGACGACCTGTTTCGCCAGAGCTTCTTCTCGATGGCGTTGGCTGCCTCTGGATCAAGGACCGTAAAGGTCGCCAAGATGTACGTCTCGGTGGCACCGCCAACCGGATTGGTGGCATCAACCGTCTCGAGACTCGAGACATACCCGATGACATCTCGCATGACGTTGCCGATGAAGCCAGGATGATCGCACCTCACAGGAGGGTCAGGGAAGACGCCATTCGCCACGAGTGCATTGAAGTTGGCTACGATCTGATCGATGTGCATGCGCTCCATCGTGTGCTGATCGCCATACGAGTCACGGAAGGTTCCGGTCCGGAAGATCGGCATAGATGACACCTCAAGGGTGCCATCCTTGAGGCGCTTGAATCGCGGCTCAATCGCACTGAAGTGCTGGCTATTGCTGCTGAAGTTGAGCTTCAAGCTCTCCTGCTGCATCACAGCCACAATTCACTTCTTTCACGAGATCTGCACTCCAAGACCCGACAACTGTACGCGGATAATCAGCCATCGGGCAAGCCCGCAGTTGGTGTGTGTCTGATATTACGTTCAAGATTCACAAGATTGGATCGAGAACGCTTTGAAAGTGAGCGCGTTGCATCGTTCTTGATGATGCGAATCTTGTGCCAGCGCCAACAATCGCGGCACCTGATTTCCATCTCACCAAACGCAAATAAGATCTCACCAAAGATGCGATGCGACTTGTATACCCTGAGATGCACATAAGGCTTATTCTCTGAATCACGCTTGATGACAGCAAGAAGAGTCTTGTCAGGACAGAAGCATCTAATCTCTTCTCGAGACTCGCTGGTCACGAGAACTACACCTCCAGCAACACTGTCGAAAGCGTCTCAAATCCAATCATGAAGTCTTCGACAGAATCAGCACGAGTCTTATACTCATTTGCCCACGAAGCAAGATCGCTCACGTAATTCTTGGCGCGGGTGACCGGATCCTCGAAGCCTCGATGCGCAAACTCGATTCCAAGCTGACGCTCGAATCCTGGAGTAATCGTGATGTCGCTGCTTGGGTTCTGAAAGTAGTTTCCTACCTGCTGACGTACGCGCGCTGAGATCTTCTTGACGGTGCCGGTCTTTGTTTTGTCGCCTCCTGCTGTGCCATCAGCGGTGCGCTTTGTTGACTTATCACCGGAGGAATCCTCGTCAACCGCATCCTCGTCACCCACGGCGTCATCTTCGCCTTGGTCGCCAACCTTCGGCTCCTCAAGAGTCTCTTCGATCTCTGTGAGTGTTAGACCAGCAATCTCGCCAAGCTCTTGGATATCAACACCAAGTCGACCTGCGCCCATCAGTGAGTTGATCAGTGAGTTGATCACTTCGCTGTTCTGGTTGCCAAGCTTGCGGAACTTGATTCTCGGACGAGGTGCCTTGACTCCAAAGTTGAAGTCCGTCATGCGGGACAAGATGTACTTGTCGATGTACAGAGCGCGATCCGAGTTCATCGCGTTCAGCATCCAGAGGTACATCTGCATGTGGCCGACACCGAGGTTGTACGAGCCAACATCAGCCGTGCGGAGCAGCAAGATCGGCGTAAACAATCCGATCGAGATCTCCTCATCGAGGCGCGTGAGGTAACGCTCCCAATCGGCACCACGCATCTGCGACTCGAGATACTCGAGATCGTAGTCGTACGTGATTCGGTTCGTATCTCCGACAGGAGTCGCATCATTCGGGAGCGTCACCACAGAACGACTCCGCAAGTCCTTCACGACTCGCAGCATGTACTGCACGCCATCGAGCCGCGTTCCATCAGGGAGCTTGACGTCATCCTCAAAAGGCGCACGTGCCTTGACGATCGGCTCGCCGAAACGCTCGAAGTAGCGGTTTGCGAAGAGATGAATCAGCATGCTGAAGTACCACGAAGTAAACGCGGCCTTCAGAAGCTTGAGGCCCTTGTAGTCGCCGTGCTCCATTAGGAGTGGGTACCAGAAGGTGTTATCCGCAGGTGTAGGCCAAGGCGCGCCGACTTGCTTGATGCCGTCGTAGATCTTCACCTTGGCAGTCTGGTGTTGATTCGAGCCGCCACCTGGTCGCCAGGCGTCGATCTCTTTCCAGTTCACCTCGGCGTACTCTGGGACGATATCCTTGACCTTGTCGAGGACTACCTTCCCACGCACTGAATCATTCTGCCAGTCCAGCACGCAAGGCGCATATCCAGCCCAGTTTGCGTGAGACATTGCTCGGTTGAGCGGCGTCCAGACGCGGCGCAACTGATAGTCGCACTCGTCTGCGATCTTCTGCGACTCGCATTCGATGTGCCAATCACTCTGGTGCTGCATGAAGCTCAGAACCGCGAGGCTCGCGTTAACCTGGTAATGCGAGCGCATCTGGCGGAAGTCGTTTACAACAAGGTTATCCAAGTTGAACTGAACATTTCCCGCTGCGCCAAGAATATTTCCGAAGGGGCTCTGCGACTCACCCCAAGCTGCCCACGTCTCGCCAGTTCTCGGCGGCGGAGCCTTCTTGAAGGCTGAACTCTTTACCGGCTGACCTCGATGGTCGAGTAGCATTATGCTCCCTATCGACGAAGACGATCCGGTATTGACAATCCAAGGCTACCACTCACATCCGACGAGGATGCCGATCTTCCAGGCATGCCCAAGGGTCCTAAGCTCCGACTCGTATTGTCAAAAACAGAAAGGAGTTCGTCTAGTGACTTTGTTGACGAGTTTTCGCCTTGCTTTGACCCTCTAGATGATAGACCCTTCCTATACACAGCGTCATTCATGAGGGTCGTAACAACGCCCGCCACGGCGTCTGCCACGTCCTTACTGCCGTCCTTTGGGTGATCCACCTTGGAACCAGTGTCACTCAATCCCATGAGCTCTTTGCGCAGAATCGGAACGCGCTCCTGCGACCCGGGTGCTAGATACGTCAAGTACGGAGGGAACTCAATCCTGTCATCATAAAGCGCCTCACGTAGATCCTCATAGCCGAGCTTGCTGCGATCCATTGAGACATAACCAACTTGCAGTTTGCGCTTGATAAACTGTTGGCGAGTATCCGTGCTCTCAAAGCCGTCCATTGTGACCTTCACGAGGCGCATACCTCGAGCCTTGAGGTCGTAGATGACTCTGCGCAGATCGGAGATCATAACCTCGCCACCTGGAGGTGCCTTGAACCTCACAAGCGCATCAATGACGATATAAGGCAACATGTCACCATCTGGTGTCTCGACAAGCTCGCGAATGTGGCCGATTGCGATTCCAGCAGCATCTCCATTCGCCGAGTAGCCAATATCGATATGTGCAGTGCGCCGCCTTGCATCTGTGTGATCTGGGGTTCCTACCCAATCTGCAAGTTTTGGCTTGGTACACGAGTCGTCTACTGGAATCTTATCTTCGCCATAGCTTGCAATCCAGCGCGTCTCTGCATCTTGAATCGTGTGCACCCTAGAGATGAACGGATCCTCGGCATTTGGTGGGATTCCAGCGAGATCCCTAAGTGCCTTCTCTGGGGCAGCCTTGAACTGATCCATAAAGGCTCGAGGAATCTCGATCACCTTATTGTTGTCGATCACCTCGGGGCCAAGCCAGTCTGGAAGGATCTGCTTCCTGTCGATGTCGTACCAGAAAGACCTTCTTGTGCCATCTGCGTTGGTGTACCGCTCCCAGCCGAACGACTCCCAGATTGCCATGCGGACCACGTGAGCCTTGGGGTTTTCCTGTAGCTCTGAGAATTTGCGCGCCGCGAAACCTGTCGCCTTCTTCATCTGACCGATGACGATAAGCAAGCCTTTGTGGCCCTCTCTGTCAGGGTCGGAGTTATCTACAAACCGGCTTGCAATACGACTTTGGATTGTATTGAAGCCTTGCTCGGCGTAGTCCGTTTCTTTGGTTACCTTGTGCGAATCACACTCGTCAAGAATGCCGCCGAGGATGTTATACCCCTCGAACGTAGTCTCGGTTGAGTCGCCAGGCAAAATCCAGATGTCCTTGGGGAAGCGAAAGCTCTTGGTGTATTTTGGATCATGAGGCCAAGCCTTAAACCAAGGACTTGCTGCAATGCGCGCTTTGATGTCACCAAAGATGACCTCGCGAGCATGATTGCCGGATGTGCTCATCTGCATAAATGCAATGCGAGAACCTGGCAGCAGGTTATAGAAGTCCTGTGGATCCTTCAAGCACAGCACCCATTGGACCATGTATGGCAGCGCAATGCTCGCAAAAGTAGTCTTCCCGATGCCGATGGCTCCGGTGATCATTGCGGTTTCGACTTGCGAAATACGCACGCCGTCAGGGACACCTTTGCCAAAGATGTCCCTCAGGGCTTGAGCAATACCGTCGCGAACTTTACCTTCAATATTGAGATAGTTCGGACCGAGGAACTCGTCAATCGTCGCTGGACGCTCAGCAAACTCCGGATGCTCGGCAAGCCATCTCGCTTCCTCAATGATGTTCATGAGACTACACACGCACAGACGAGTAAACAAACCTCGTTCGACCGCCGTGCCCGTGAATCTTGAGCGCATCCTCGGTGCTATTCCACACCGCTGTCGAGCAAGGATGATTTCCCACCTGCCAGCGGATCACGCAAGTTCCGTCAGAGAACTCGACACCTTCAGCAACTATGCCAGTC